CAAGCGATAGCCGAGGCAATCGAAAATGTCTATATTATGGCGTAGGAAAAACTTTAACGGTGGGAGCTGTACAAAGAGAAGTACGAGATACTAATGAAATAGAGGTTTATATGCAGCTCGATAGTGGTTTAATGAAACAACAGCAGATTTTACCAATTGCAGCTATGCAAGGGTTAAGATTTGATATTGATACCGAAGACGTATTGCGTTCTTGTGTTATTCAAGACGACACTCAAAGCATAACAAGCAGAAGCGTAACATCTGTTGCTATTGCTGCTACTGATTTTGATAGACAACCGGGAGCTTTTGAATTTCAATATGAGACAAATATTACTACAAACTCAGGACAATTTAACAATCATTTTTCTATTGGTGATAAACTATATATTGATAGTGCAGCAGGAGGTGCTGAGTTAGTTTTAGGATTTATTACCGGGTTCTCTATTAATGCACAAGATAAACTTTTGATTTCTTTTGTGCCTGAAAGTAACGGAGCTATAGGGGTTGCTTATCCTGCGGGATCCTTTATTTATTATAAAGTAGAAGATAGACAAAAATCAGTCTCGTATGCAGATGAAACTGAAACAACTGTTACATCACCCGCACCTAACTATACACTATCAGATATTGAGCTTTTATGTATGACGGTTCAACCACCTTCTGGATTCATTGATGCTATGATGAAAGCAAGTCAAACTGAAAAAGGAATAAAAATGGATTTCATGGGTGTAGAATTACATCGTTTTAATCAAGTAAATACGCAGGGTGTAACTCAAGTGCAAATCCCAACGCAATGCATGCGTGCAAAATCTCTTGTAGTTCAGCCTCTTTTGGTTTCTAATTATAGAACTCTATCAAAAAGCTCATTTAAAGGTGTGCCGGACGACGCCGAAAATTATCAGTTTATTGTTTCAAGTGAATTAATCCCTACTCGTCAAGTTCCACTTTCCAGATATTCACAAGCCATTGCTGGGACAACACAAAGAAGAAGTGAGCCGCTTCATATGGTTGAAGTACAAAAAGCAGTGTCTAATATAGGTGAAAGAGTTTTTAATCTCCAAAAATTACATGATCATTTTGTTATTGCTAGGGCTCTTAATAGGTACAATCAAGTTAGTGATTTATCAGATGATAGTGTAAGCCTTAGGGTAGAATATGGTGCAGCAGGTAGTCAAAAAATTTTTAATTCTTATGTTTATAAACTTTCTCAATTGGTAATCTCTAAAGGTGGAGTGATGATGATGTAAAAAAAAAAATAATTTTTTAAATATAAATGTATTTAAAAAATGGAAGTTCAACGTATTGAAAAATTTGAAGTCAGATCTTCAAATGAACCAAGTGGTGGAATATACTCATATAAAAATGGAAATCCTATCGTCACTTTTACGCTGGGAAGTGTTGCAAAATTTCTTAAGCCTTCTTCTTTACGTCTCAATGGTAAATTTAAATTGAAAACAGGCGCAGGTGGCGGATTAAACAATCATACTTTTATTACCAAAGCCGGAGCACCAGCATTAACTGATATTGAAATTAACCCGAGAGTTTCAATTGATTCATGTTTTCAAAATATAACTCTTTCAAGTGCTAAAACCAATCAATCTTTGGAATCAGTGAGACAATACGGACGACTTTTATCTACTTTGATTCCTTCAACTATGGGAGCGTCTGATTTACTTCAAAATCAAGCAGTTTCACGTTTATCTACTGGGCAACAATCATCATGTGATGTTATGCTTAATAATCAAACCTCTTTCAGTCTTCAATTGTTTACTGGTTTATTACAATCCGGGCAAGTTTTAAGTATGGGAATGAATGGCTTAAATGGCATGACTTTAACCTTTGAACTAGCATCAGATAGTCAGGTATTATATGGTGCTGATTCACCTGCAAATGGTGGTGCTTCTTATGAGATTTCGGACCTTTCACTCACTGGAGATTATATTGTGCCCGATCCTGTAACTATGGAGAAATTAATGGTACCATCTACTGGGCAGATGCCTTATAAAAGTTGGAACTCACTTTATTCTGTCGTTAATTCTTCAGATTCAACTCAAACTTTCAATCTTGCTTCATCTCAATGTCTTTCTTTGTTTATAAATTATATCCCGGTTAGTCATACAAATAGCTACGCCCATGATTCTTTTGAAACTGACGCATTAAAAAATAAAGATGGCGCTGGAGTTTATAACGAAGATGTAACTTTGAAAAGTGTTTCGTATAGTCGCGGAGGTTTAAAAATAGGTACTGATTACGATTTAGAATGTGAAGAGATGAGTGCCCAAAAACTACCTGAGACGGGTATTCAAGTTAATGCTTTAAATGCTGTTCAAAAATATGCTGATATATCACATATGACTAATCAACCTCTTTTATTTCCATATGGTGAAAATGATAAATTCCTTTTTGAAGATACAATTTCAAGTATGTCCACAGTAGATGCTAAAAGAAATTTTTCAACTGGTCTTCATTTTGATAGAGTATCAAATCAAGGTGTTAATTTCAAAGATCAAGCATTTAGTCAGAGATTACAAAGTACATTGGATGGTAATTCCCCCATGTCTTCTTATCTGTTTTATTTAAATAATAATATTCTTCAATACTCACCTCAAGGCATTCAAATTATTAATTAAAATATATAAAAAAAAAATAATTTTTTAAATATAAATGTATTTAAAAAATGTCATCTCTACCGGAAACTTTTAAACCATCTTTAATCCAAGATGTTGAAACTATGTCAATTAAAAGCGAGGTCCTGGATCCTATAACATTAACCGATTCTTTATGTGTATTTCAATTACCGAAAACGGGTGAATTGGACCAGGGATCAATGGTACAACTTGCTGTAAAACTTGATAATGTGGGAGATGAAGGTAAAGGATTTTTTCCTATTGATACCGGTATTCATTCCATGGTAAAAAGTGCAACTTTAAAAATTGGAAACAAAGTCATTGCCCAATCTCAAGACCATGCTTATTTTCAAACTATGATCAGAAAATTTAAAACACCAGATGAACGTGCAAACAAAGATATGCCTCTTAAAGCAACGTCTGGAGATAGATTTGGTGTAAATTCAGACCATAGAATTGCATATCGTGATATGGTATTGACAGGTCAGGCATTAACTGTTCCCGAGTTTATTAAACCGACAGCTTCCGATGACACGACTTTTGTGGGTGTCATTATGCTTTCAGAGTTATTCCCTGCTTTTAAAGGACAACAAATACCACTTTATAGTATTAAAGACAATGTATACATTGAAATTGTTTTTAATCGTCAAACAGCAGCAGCGGGAGATGTAGGAAAAATTTTATGCGCAGAGCAAGGACAGGCAACTTTACCATGTAGTATTTCAAAACCTAATATTAAATTTTTATATGATGGTCTTTATTATTCTGATGAAAAAAGCGGGCGAACTCTTGAGGCATCTAGAAGTGAAAAAGGTTTGACTTATCTTTATGAGGATATTTTACAAACTATTTCAAATGTAAGTGCTGGGGTTATTAATCAATCTCAAGTAATTGAAAGAGATGTCGCCCTATCTGGAAAAAGAGTAAGAAGTATTTTAATTAGTGAAAAAGATCAAGGAGCCAGTACCGTATGTCATGGACCTTATATAAGTAGGGATAATGTAAAACCTTCAACTATTAACCTCCGAATTAATGACCAGCGAATGTATGACAGGGGAATAACTGCACCACCCAGAAAATATCACGAGTTAAGTCTAGCAACCGCATCAGTGTTAGGTGTGCCATCGCAAATGTATAGTTTTGATGTTGATACAGAAAAAGACGCGCAAGGTGGAGTAGTTGATTTAAATCAAAATAGTTTTTTCGTTGGTACAGTCGAGGGTCATCAGTTGGTAGATGCTAATAATACAAATTCACTTTCTAACGTAGACCTCAGAGCAACATCTCATTATGTTGGTTTTGATCTTGCATTGGATGGTGTGAATAGGCTTCAAAATTCCACTCTTGTTGGTTCAAAACCTATCAGAGTTGAAAAAACTTATCAACGAAGCGCAGGCGATAATCAAGCCAGAGAAATGAAAATATTTTCGTCAGTTATTCGTATGTTATCAATTAGAAATGGAGTCGCTACTGTATCCTCTTAAAATTTATTATGTTTATTATTATTATTTATAATTAATTATTATAAATAAAAATGGCTAATCCGAAATATTGTATTTTAGAGTGCAATAGAAAAAGCGAAAATAAAAACATAAAAGAAGATGATGATATTTATAAAAATTCATGGTCGAATAATATTTCAACTTATGGTTTGGAAATAAAAAAAGGGGATTTAATACAATTAGAAAGTGCTTCAATCAATACAAAAGGATCCATTGATGAGGCGATTGAATTTTTAGGTAATGATGAAAATTTAGATTCTTCAACACCTATAGATAATAAAGTGGAAATTGTAAATGCTTTTTATATAAATAATACAGGGCAATTTACCATAAGACTTCCTTTTTTAAATTCTAAAACATATACAAATTACTCCGACCCTTCAACTATTCCTCCTCAAAATATTAAATTTAATAATCATTTATTTTGTAGAAATA